GAGGAGCGGAGCGGAATCTAAGCCTACGTAGGCGCTGGATTCTGGAGCGCCTGGTAGGGGAAGCTGAAGACTCCGAGTCTCCCCCGGCGTCCAGGGTGCGAGCTTTGGAGCTGCTAGCCCGTCAGGCTGGCCTATTCGATTCACCCGAGGACCGCACCGATAAGCGCCAAGCTGCGACCGAGGAAGAGCTGACTGCCGAACTGGAGTCTAGGCTAGGCGCGATCCTACAGGGTGGGAGCATCGACGTGACCCCTGACAGCGTAGGGGACCCACGCGTAGGTGCGAAAACGGTCGAGGTAGACCCCACCCCCCCGTGAGCCGAAGGCGTCGTCTCTCTGCGTATTACACTGCCTTTTCCTCAACCGATGACCCCTTTTTGAATGGGTCCCCTATTTTCCAAAAAAAATGTTATATTTTTGAAATACTAGATTCGATAGAATCTTCCTTGACAAACAAGCATATGTTCTATAAGAACCTATGTGGTGTTAGGAACCTAGGCCTAATAGAGGTTTAGAGGAATCGATGCGTGTAAGAATAAAAGGTTTTTTGGTCTGAGAATTTAGATTCTGGCAAAACCTACATTCTTATAGAACATATGTTCTATGCGTCGGAATCAGTGGTTTCACCAAGTTCCTTTCGGACGCAATACACCATCTTTTCGAATCCGAATTGGTAGGCGTGTTCCCGGACTTTGGAACTCCCCGTCACGAGTTCAATCGCCGTACAGCCTGTTCGTAGGGCCAGCGCTTCCAGCCCCTCAAAAGCCTCCGATGCTCCGGGGTGTTTGGGAGACCATGCGAGCCAGATATGCAGGACTCTTTCCTGATTCCTGGGTTTGGTGTCGATTGTGGCGACAGTGAAGCTGTCGCGTGCTGGAACCCCTTCTTGGGTGAAGAGGACAGATTCTCCTGAGAGACAGGAAGCGTAGACATCTTCAGGTCTCCAATCGTTCCAGGGAGATTCTTCGTGGATGGTTTCAATTCCTGGAAGAATCTCATCCCAGACTGAAAGGATGTCGGTTTCGCAAAGCATTGAGGGGTCTCCAAGTTGTAGAATCTTAATAAGATCCAGCATTTAGGTGGATATTTAGATTGGGGTTGACGAACTTGTCAAGATCCACTTCTCTCTATGCTGGGAGGAAATGTATCAAGGGGTAGGTTTGTCGAACCCTTCACCCGATTCTGGCTTCCCGGCTTCACTAGAAGCCGGCTTCCCTATTTTATCGCAGGTCTCCGCAGAAGAGCAGCGAGAGATCCTAGCGATCATGGACCAGATCGATGCGGTCCGGCAGTACAAGAAAGCCCAGATCGGCTTTCTGGACTTCGTTCGTATGGTTTGGCCTGCATTTATCGAGGGCTCCCATCATCGAATCATGGGAGAAGCCTTCGAACGAGTCGTTCGCGGCGATGTACGCAGGCTCATCATCAATATGGCTCCGAGACATACGAAATCGGAGTTTGCTTCCTATTTGCTGCCTGCTTGGTTCCTTGGCAATTTTCCCGACCAGAAAGTCATTCAGACGGCCCATACCGCTGAATTGGCAGTCGGCTTCGGACGAAAAGTCCGGAATCTCTTTGAAACGGAGGAATTTTCCAACGTCTTCCCCGGCGTGACCCTACGTGCCGACTCCAAGGCCGCTGGACGATGGGCGACTAATCAGGGCGGCGAATACTTCGCGATCGGGGTGGGCGGCGCAGTGACCGGAAAAGGAGCGGATCTGCTCATTATCGATGATCCGCATTCAGAGCAGGAAGCACAGCAGGGTGACCCCGCAGTTTTCGATCGCGTGTATGAATGGTACACATCCGGTCCAAGACAGAGGCTTCAGCCCGGAGGAAAGATCGTTCAGGTTGCTACCAGGTGGTCCCAAAGAGACCTGACCGCTCAACTCATCAACAACTCGATCGAACGTGATGGGTCGGACGAATGGGAGTTGATTGAGTTTCCTGCTGTGCTTCCTTCTGGAAATCCGGTTTGGCCGGAGTTCTGGTCCCTAGAAGAACTTGAAAAGGTTAAGGCCGAACTTCCCGCTTCCAAATGGTCGGCTCAATACCAGCAGGATCCTTCTGCGGATGAGGGAGCCATCATCAAGCGGGATTGGTGGCGAGTATGGGAAGATCCTGACCCGCCCCAGTGCGAATTCATGATCCAGAGTTGGGATACTGCGTATCTCAAAACGGAACGCGCCGATTACTCTGCTTGCACCACTTGGGGTGTCTTCTATAGCGATCAGACGGAAGATGGGAAGATTCGTCCAAACCTGATCCTGCTCAATGCCTTTCAGAAGCGCATGGAGTTTCCAGAACTCAAGAAGAAAGCGTATGAAGAATACAAACTCTGGAAACCCGATTCGTGTATCGTAGAAGCCAAGGCTGCCGGATCTCCATTGATTTTTGAACTCCGAGAGATGGGAGTTCCGGTCAGTGAGTACGTGCCATCCAGAGGAAAAGACAAGATTGCGAGAGTCAATGCAGTCTCCGACTTGTTTTCTTCTGGAACGATTTGGGCTCCCAAGAAGCGTTGGGCAGAAGAAGTGATCGAACAGTTTGCTGGGTTTCCCGGTGCAGCCGCACACGATGACTTGGTGGACTCTTCGACTCAAGCATTGCTTCGTTATCGCCAGGGGGGATTTGTTCCTCTCTACAGCGACGAAGATATAGAGTTTATTCCCCGTAGGTCTTATTCCCCGTATTGAGATGCCCGACAATGGACCGACTCCTAGAGAATGGGGTCATACCTTGCGGGAGGTTGCGGAAAACAAGCATTCCCTCCGAAACCAATCGATGAAGTGGGAAGAGTTGGAATACCGGTTCAATAATTTGAATATGGAGTTCCAAAAATTAAAGACTCAACTGTGGGCAACGGTTTCAATCGTTACGGTTTTGATTGCAGTTGGAGGATGGGTTTTGGATCGAGTGATTTCTTGGAACCGATAATCAGATCGAGGATGATTGCGCGTGGCAGTTGATCGTGCGGTAGGTCTGGAAAATCCCGATGCTTTCTCGGCTTTGACTCCGGGTGCTGTAGGTGTGCAGGATCTTCCGGCTCCGGAGGCTCTCGTTTCCGCCTTGGAAAACGGAGAGATGTTGGTGGATTTCGATCCAAAAACCGAGATCCTGGAAGATGTTCCCTTCGAAGCCAACCTTGCAGATTATTGCGACGATAAGTGCTTGCGAGAAGTTTCTTCTGAACTTCTCGGACTTGTAGAAGCAGACAAGCAATCTCGCAAAGATTGGGAAGACACCTACATCAAGGGTCTGGGTCAACTGGGGATGAAGATCGAAGATCGGACGGTCCCCTGGGCGGGGGCTTGCGGAGTCCAGCATCCGGTTCTCGCAGAAGCCGTAGTGCGATTCCAAGCCCAGACGATTACGGAGATCTTCCCGAGCGCTGGTCCGGTGAAGACAAAGATCCTTGGGAAGATCACGCCAGAAAAGGAGAAGCAGGCATTCCGGGTTAGGGAATACATGAACTTCATGATCACGGAAGAGATGCCCGAGTATCGTTCCGAGACGGAGAAGATGCTTTTCAATCTCGCTTTGGCGGGAAGTGCATTCCGGAAGGTGTATTTCGATCCGAACATGGGTCGGCCCTGCTCGATGTTCATTCCAGCGGAAGATCTTTTGGTCTCTTATGGAGCCCCATCCCTGGAAATGGCAGAGCGGATTACGCATGTCATGAAGCGGACTCCAAACGAGTTGAGGAAGCTTCAGGTTTCTGGTTTTTACTCCGATGTGAAACTCCAAGACAACTACACGCCGACTTCTAAGGTTCAAGAGAAGTACGACGATCTGACCGGCGATCGGCCCTCTCTTCTGGATGACAACCGACACACGCTTTACGAGGTTCATGTCGATTACGATTTAGGTGGTTTCGAAGATACGCAAGACGGGGAGCCTACTGGGATTGCGTTGCCTTATGTCGTTACGATTGACCTGGGAAGCCAGGAAGTTCTTTCAATACGGAGAAATTGGATAGAAGATGATTTGCCGAAACTTCGACGGAATCATTTCGTCCATTACGAATATCTTCCGGGTTTGGGTTTTTACGGATTTGGATTGATCCATCTGATCGGAGGGATCGCCAAATCTGCGACTTCGTTGCTTCGTCAATTGGTGGATGCAGGAACGCTGGCGAATCTTCCGGGTGGTTTGAAGGCCAGGGGACTTCGGATCAAGGGGGATGATTCCCCGATCATGCCCGGAGAGTTTCGAGATGTGGATGTTCCTGGGGGTGCGATCAGGGACAACATCACATTCCTTCCTTACAAGGAACCTTCGAATGTTCTGAGCCAGCTTCTTCAGAATATTGTCGATGAGGGGAGGCGATTTGCTTCCATCACCGATTTGAAGATCAGCGATATGAACCAGCAGGCCCCCGTGGGCACCACGCTGGCGATTATCGAGCGAAGCATGAAGGTGATGAATGCCGTCCAGGCTCGCATTCATTACGCGATGAAGAAGGAATTCAAGATCCTGGAACAGATCGTTCGGGACTATCTACCGGAAGATTACGAGTGGGAGGTGGATGGGGAAGAGAACCTGAAGGTGAAGGACTTCGATGACCGGATTGATGTCATCCCGGTCAGTGACCCGAATTCTTCCACGATGGCGCAGCGGATCATGCAGTATCAAGCCGCCCTTCAGCTTGCCAGCACGGCACCCCAGATTTACAACCTCTCACAGCTTCATAGGCAGATGCTTGATGTATTGGGCATTCAGGATGCCGATGAGATTGTTCCGACAGAGGATGACATCAAGGCACTCGATCCGGTTTCGGAGAACATGAATATTCTCAAGACGGACCCGGTTCAGGCATACATCTGGCAGGATCATCTGGCTCATATCCAGGTTCATATCGATGCAGCCAAGGATCCGAAGATGATGGAGACCATCCAGAAGTCTCCGAAGGCCAAGCAGATCGAGGCGGCTCTCGCAGCCCACGTCTTGGAGCATCTCGCATTCCAGTATCGAGCCGAGATCGAGAAGGAACTGGGTGTTTCTCTCCCGCCGCCCGATGAGGCGCTTCCCAAGGATATCGAAGTACGGATTTCCGCCTTGGCGGCGGAAGCCGGGAGTCGGCTACTTGGACGTGACGTTGCCGAGATGCAACTCAAGAAGCAGATGGAGCAGATGGAGGATCCGGTCATTCAGCAGCAGAATCGGGAACTGGACATCAAGGAAAATCAGGTCGAATCGAAACTCAAGACCGATGCGGCACGGATTGCAGCCGACATGGAGAAAGCCCAGATGCGTGCTGATATCGATCGGGAGAGGATTGCTTCTTCCGAAATGATTTCAGGTGTAGAAGTGGGTCGTGATTTTGCTTTGGCAGAAGACGAGAATACGAACAAAGCAAAGGATCGAGATTCAAAGGACATGATCGAGGGTTTGAAGATTGGTGAGAAGATTGCAGAGGCTGCCAGGAAAGTCCGGGAGAAGTAGTGGGGAAAAGCTGGAGTGAGTTGTTTACGGAAAAAATTCGCGAGCATCTCAACAACAAGGCAGACGATTTAGCAACGGGATGCGCGAGTGACTTTGCAGACTATCGATTCCGAGTTGGCATCATCGAGGGCTTGGCAACTGCTGAGCGAGAATTCCTCGACATCATGGCACGAATCGAGAAGGAAGATTAGACATGGCGAAGAGTGATCGGGAAGCAGAAAAAAGGCGAAAGCAGCGTCAGGAGGCTTTGAGAAGGCAGCGCGCAAAGGCGACTTCTTCTAGCGGTTTCCCCGAAAAGCGTTTTAGTGGGGCCAAGCGACAGCGCGGACTCCGTCCGGGTCAACGTCAAGCCGGGGGTTGGGAGAAGCTTCTGGGTGGATTGAGGGGTCCGGGGGGTGCTGCCCCGCCCGCAGGTCCTGCTCGCGAAGCGGCAGCCCGTCAAGTTGCACGCGGCCGCGACACTGCTGGCACCGTCCCGCAAGCTCGTCCGACTACGGCAACGGTGGGGGCTGCGGCTCCGCAACCGCCCGCTCCG